GTCTGCTTGAAACAACCTTTTGAACAAAAAGGCGAGACAATTCCCAACGACAGGCAGGACCGGCGATTAAGCTAAGTCCTGATCATCGACGCACCCCTAACAACATGAGGGTGCGGTGGTAACCACTGTGAAGTGGCTCCACATCCCTGGTTTGTCACCAGAGTCGTCCGCGTCTTACGACGCATAGTGTATTCAGGCTGGTATCCTTGCGAAGGGACCCCGCTTAGAATTGCGTACATGTCTACAGAAGATCGTAGATACAGCGAAGCATACGGCTGGTCATCTCTGACAGCCGAGTGCTTAAGTTCTTTCCACTTCCACAAGTACTTGTCTCTTTTCCAAGAGACCGTGGGAGCGGACATGAACTCTAATCCACTACAGTTTATTCCAGTGTCGCAAGGCCCAACTTGAGGCCTGAACATTTGGAATTCGCTTGGTATCCATGACAGAACTAAGTCACGGACAGGCCAAAAGAAATCAGTAGCTAATTGATTTCTAGTAGTAAGATTAAGCCATTTGAATAACTCCTGAAGTGAATCTAAGGAGTTATCTAATGTGTACGGACGAACGTCAACACCATCGAAATAATCTGCACCGCATGATTCTCTAAAAGGACCATTTAAAAAGGTCTTCTGACGATTTGTCTTAAATCCGAGCAGTTTTAAATTTGCAAGGACTTCGGAACTAATACGTTTGCGCACGATGATATCATCACCGTAAACCGAAAAGTCGGTCTTAGCTTTGCCGCTATCTTTACAGACAGCGACACACGCATAGAAAATTAGAGTTTCAAGAGGGAAGCAGAAGCCGTTCCCCATTGAGCAAAACTTTTGGTAACGTTTTATTGTTCCATCAAGCTCATACTCAGGACTCCTCACACAGTTCAAAAAAGCGAACCATGCTGGGGGGAGTAAACTTCTAACCATTTCGATCGATATAGAGTCAGATGCGCTCTCCAAGTCGATTGTCACATGGCCGAAGTCAGAATCATCCAGCGAACCCTCACGGGCTAGCCTTTGATTTATACTTTGGTCCGACAAATCAATACCGACCCTAAGGAGCAATTTCTTGAGCTCAAGTTCGATACCTGTTTGCACGAAACCATTAAGTAGCGGCTCAACAGCTATGACGCGATGCGTCTTTGCTGTCTTCGAGACGAAGCTTAGTTTATTATTAGTGACCGTAGTTATGCGCTGCATGAAGTTCTGAAAAGCAACATCATGATCGGAGCTAAAGTAACCTCCCTTCCACTCGTATAGTAATTCACGAGTTTGGGGGGTTCCCATAAGGCCCCAATAGGCATAGGTCATCGTGCTAGGGGTACAGGTCCACTTAAGTTGCGAAAGCTTCTTAGCAACGTGGGTGGCTTGTCCGTGAACCCCTAATGAAGCACCCGCACCAAAACCACAACTGGGCATTATCCGTTCGAGATTTGGTTCGTTACCAATAACGTACTTGATAACGTCTCTCATCTTCTGGAGAAGCCCTTCATACTTAGTCCCTTTATTCAAGAGACGGAAGCGTCGGTTAATTAGCTTGCATTTACGCTCGCTTTTACGGAACTTCCAAAGTGCCATGCCTTCGGGATCAAGATTAACCTGATCCTTCTTCCATGGGTACTTACGTATTAGAAGTGAAAACTGATTTGCTACAAAATGTTCAGTAGCATCGGCGTACGTCTGTGCCGACAGGGAATCAGCCTCAACAAGTAACCTTTCGTAGTCTTTATCTCTCAAAGCATCCGAGAGGGGACCAAGAAAGGGCTTGTCTTGGTGTTGCGATAATAACGCGCGCAATACCTTCAAATAGTTCTTGAAAGCATTATTGCGTAATTGCTTTTGGAGCAAGGCCAGTCTATTTTTCTGGCCATTCTGACCACGTTTTTCTAGTACTTTGGGGTTCATTACGAATCTCCAGGTTATTAGTAGTGGTAGGAGCGGCAACACTATTATCACCGTTCATGATCTCATCTCCAATCGCAAAGAACAGCGATAGGAGAGTAAAAAGTAAGACGCTCATTGCAGTAACCTTAATAAGTTATGAGCAAGTTTTTAACGAGCGTCTTAAAACCGGCCGAAGAAATATAGGCCCCGAGATCAGTGCAAAAAGTGTCAGCATCGCCACCCGCAGCTCCAACGGGCAATGCTACATTAACTTCACCAATCATATCCCCGGAAGGGGTGTTGGCGTTAGTTAATGTAAGCGTGCGCGTTAGCTTCACGTTTGAACGACCTACGCCCGAAAAATTGGCGGTCGGTTTTGGTTGCACCCGACTCAGCCTCAAATCATCTTTTACAGTGACCGTGCTACTTGGTCCCTTGTATCCGATGAGGTTCTCTTTATAGAGATCGGCAGCGTAAACTTTGGCTGAAATTGTGATTGACATGGAAAAATCCTTAGTTATGTCTGCATATTATAGCAGACGGGGATTCGTAGGTAACCGCCTAGGCGGGGTGGGAGTTATTCCCATTAGCGAAAAAGCTTACCCTTTGTCAATTGCCCCAACAGAGCAATAGCATCCG